TCATTTCATCATTGGAACCATATACATTTCTTCTGTTCTTTCATATTTCCGTTCTAGTTCAAGTTCGTATTTTTCAATTTCATAATCGATATTCCCAATTACGTTGTTCTTTTTCTTGTATTCACCAATAACGTGATTTACGAAATAATTGAATTCTTCTCGATTCTGCTCTTCCGCATTATCGTACAGTTCATCACCACAAAGCGGTAAGCAATTTTCTCCGGTTACTACGGACAGTAGCAAGATTCCATATTTTTCTTCCGGCAAGTATCTTTCCTTATGCTCATGCACATGCTTAACAATTATATCTCCCGTCTTAGATACTCCGATTGGTAATGCAGTAAAGCATGTCGTATAACTGCCTAGAATCCTTATCCGAAACATCACGTACTGCGTAATCGAAGTGATTATTGTTCTTTTTTCTTCCTTGTAACGTGGGAATATCGGCATTGTAAACATCTTACAGTCTCCTTTCTTTCTGCTTCTACAACGCACCTACACTCTTAAATGCTTCCTCTATCTTTGGATACTGGATAGCACACCAGTCCACTATTGTTTCCTCGTGTCCAAACTGTTTGTAATGTTCAAAGTTCGGTCCTAATCCGCTTTCGTAAAGAAAAGCATGTATGATTTCGTGACGCAACTGCTTCTTCATCAAACAGTCGAAATCACCTAACTTGTTCACGTTATCAGTTCTCAATTTGATGATTTTAGATGTATAGTCGCAGTATCCGTCATATTCTGCATCTTTCATCTCTTCACGGATAATTTTATATTCAGTTCCTAATACGTTTACTTTTTCCATTGCTACTCCTCTCTTAAAAACGAAATAGGAGGGTTCGAACCTCCATCTCCACCACCAGAATCACTCCCAGTGGAAAGAATCAGCTTATCCAATATCTCGAACAAGCCTATCTCATCACCGTTGCATCTCGGCATGACTGAAAAATCACTCTTCACCGAGGTAATCATATTTGAAAATTGCCGTATAAGGAGTCGAACCTTAATCTTTCACTTGGGTAGGGTAGAATGAACGCTTTACCGTTAAGCTATACGGCTTCCAACTACACTGTAGTAAGGAAAAATTTGTTATGAAAAAGATCTCTCTCCGAGTTCCGGAGAAAGCTATCGTTCGGATTCGAACCGAAAACCTGTTGATTCGTAATCAACTGCTCTATCCATTTGAGCTATGATAGCTTAAGCATCGAGCGTGAACCAAGAAAAACCGCTCGATGCATTATTTTAGGTGTTCCCGGGGAGATGACAAGAAACCGGGAATAGGCTTGCCCCGGTTATGCTCCGAGTCTATGTCCTACTAAGGAACAAGCCTTAACCGCCATCTGACGGTTAGTAACAATATTTATAGTGCTGTACATTGCACTGTCAAGGAATGAAAAACGAATGAACTTTTCGTCCTCAAGTACATAGTACCGTATTCGCCTACTTTCATTGTCCCCATAATTTACTCATCTTGGAATTTATCGAAGAGGGTTTCGCCTTTGTCACTGGCTTCTTCAATCATTGCTTTCGCTTCTTGCTCTGTCATCCCTTCAAACTTCACGAAGTACATCCATGCCGGTACTTTTCCCTGTACTACATAATTCCACCAACGTGCACGATCATCTTCAAGGTTGTACACAAGGTCTTCAAACTCACAAGCTGTCTGATATCCGGAAGCCGGAATTGTTCCGTTCGCTGTTCCAGTAGCGTAGAGAATGTATAAGATTCTGTGGATAACTCCATCATGGTTCTTTCCGTCTAAGATTGTACGGAATGACTCGATTGTATGCAGAGTTCTTCTATCGTCTGATTCCACTTGTGTTGCTGTCTGAATTCCTCTAGTCTCGTCAAATGAGAAGTAACCATTTGAAAATCCGCACTTGTATCCGATGATAGACAGATAGAAGTTAATGGCAGCAGTTCTTTCAGTTACCAGTATTGTCGGTGCATGTTCTTGAATCGTATCGTCTGCATCCGCTCCCATTTCAAGTCCTTGCATGAATCGAGGGAGCTTGATTCCGTTCTGATTAGCATACTGGATTGCTGACTGTGATACAAAGGTAATATGCTGGCTGTCTTCCTGTTCATCGCCCATCTTATTGAGTGCAATATCAAGCCATCTCAACTCTTCGATACATTCAGCGAATACCGGTACAGTAAGAGGAGACTCCTTGTCGATTGCATTCGCATAAGGATTTCGCCAGTACACAAATAATGGATACTCCAACCCTCTTACTTCTACTTCCGGGAGAATATCTTTCCACTCATCTACTTTCTCTAGGGAAATTTCAGATCCGATACGGTTCTTATCTTCACTCTTGAATGCTTTTGATGAAATCTTATAGACTCTTTCACCATTCACATCCTCAAATCTGTGATATTCTGCTTTTGTGTAGTACCTGTTTCCCTTTTTGATGTACGAGAAGAACACTGCTGCAAGTACATCACCGTTGGTATTGGTGTCTGTGATGATGAAGTAGTCCGGATCCAGGAACTCAATTCCTTGTCCGTCTGTCTTAATCATCATTCCGCAAGTAGCACAGCTCTCTTCCTGTTTCTCTTGTAACGCGTTCAACACTTCATCAAATTTCTTCTTGAGCGCATCGTTACCATCAATCTCAACATTGACATTGAATAGTGTAAGGTTTGCAATCTCCCGGCAAATGACATTAGAGAACCTTGTCGGTTTGATTGTTCCGTCCATGCTCCAAGTAGGAATGCCAGACCTCATGCTCTTATACAAATCTAAGGCAGTCTGCATTTCAGAAGAGCGACTAACCTCTATTCCAAATATATCTCTTACTTCGTTTACTCCAAACATTCTGTTAAATACCGCCTTAATTTTTTGTATTAGTCCCATTAGTATTTCCACCTCAACCGCCTACGCAAGAATGTGTAGACATAATATCTTGTATCGTCCATCGCATGGTCATTCTCTTTGATAACCGTATCATTGTTCTTTTCCTCATCCCAACAGTACAGACCAAACTCATTGATACAGCTTGTACAATCCTTGTATATCTTTAGGAGTCCTTTGTTCAGCATCGTTGTAACTACTCGGATTCCGTCCAGTACATCATTGTCGGCTTTCTTCACGGTGTATTCTCCGTACTTCTTGATTACCTCAATGAACGATGCTGCCGATGGATCTATGATGATACAGGATACCTTTCTGTCTCCGATCAGTTCTTTCAGCATCTTGTAATAGGCTTCATCATCTACACGCTTGCCGGCTTCTCTACTGTTGTAATACAATTCTGCTTCACGCTGCGAATATTTCCCATCGAATGCCCACAGACCGGCTGAGAATGGATTGACTGTACCGTAGTCGATTGACACGATATATTCCAGTGCGCCACTCATGTGTTCATCAGTGACATGCTTTTCTTCATCGAACATGGAATAGACAAGTCCTTCAGCCACACACCACAGTCCTAAGATATACCGCTTAAAGAAGACACCTACATACATGCTCCGGTATCTTTCCTTAATCCGCTCAGACAGTGAAAGATTATCGTCCATAGTGAAATGCAGATAGATGATGCGTTTCTCATCACACTTATCAATCCAATTAACCTTGAACCAATGTCTTGGACTGTTCGGATTGCAGTTAAACCAAAACTTCGAACCGGTAACAGAACATCGTCCTGTAGCCTGGTTGACGAATGACTCCGGCATCAGTGCAACCTCGTCAAAGAACATACCGGCAAGAGTGATACCCTGAATCAAGTCCTGTGACCTTTCATCCTTACCACCGAAGATGTAGAAGAAGTTCTGTGTATCTCCCTTGCTGACCACAATCAGATTGTCTGATCTATGGTCCACAACTTGATATCCTCGGCTTTTCAGCATCAATTTCAACCAAAACAATACGTTTCTTCGGAATGATCCGATTGTCTTTCCAGCCATACCGAAGTTCTGTTGATTGAATGTAGCCATTGCCCACAAGACGTAGGACAGTGACATACACAGCGTCTTACCACTTCGGATTGCTCCGTCTGCTATGATTCCATCTTTGTCTTTCACTGGACTACTCGGACACCACCACGTCAGCACTTGCTTTTGTTTCTTCGAGAATGGCTTGAACTCAAATCCTTGTTTCTTAGCTTTCTCTTTCATGGCAGCAGCGTGTTTCATAATGCCTTGCCGGACAGAAGCTAATCTCTCCTCAAAGTTATTCATCATCTGTCCACACCTCACTCGCTGTGGAATTCAGTGCATCCATGAAGTTGTCTTTTGCATCTTCATCAGATCCATTGTCTTTGAACTGCGCTTCCAGTTTTGCAAGCTCAAGGTTCATCTTCCTATCGTCAACGTTACGTTTCAGAAGTTCCTGTGCTGCTTTGGTTCGTTCAGACAATGATGCATCTAGGTCGAACTGATCTTTGATTTTCCCTCGCATGACATCAGTTAGATACTTCATGATTTCCTCAATATCTGCTATGTCTTTACTTGCGATTTGCTCCTGTCTAGCGTTGATATAGTCGAGAATCTGTGGTTTGCGAAGGTTCTCACCGCCCATGCTCATTGCTGTCTTTTCACTGTATCCTGCATTCTTCGCTGCCTGTGTTGCGTTCCCCAGTTTCAGGTACTCATCACAGAACTTTTTCTGCTTAGGTGTTAGCTTATCCTTAGGCACATTTAACCACCACCCTTTTCTTTACTGTCTCTTTTCTCCCTGTGTTCCATTTGACACTTAATCATCTGTAGTACATTCGTCCTCTCTGTATGTATCCCATGTCCTTGACGGAATAGTTCACACTGCAAGATATTTCCACAGTGCGTGCATTCATCTGTTATTTCTCTATTGGCAATCCTCATGGTTTCACCTCATCCCATATATCTTTCAGACAATTCACTATCTCAAGCTGTGATGTTGTTCTGATCAGTTCCAGATCTTTCTCTTTCCATTCTCCATGCCTGTCTCTTCCTAGTACCGGAGTAGATAGGATGTAGATGTTGATGAGCCTGTTCTGCTCAGCTGAATAGAATTGTCTCTGACTGTACTTGATGATTAAGCCAGTCTGTAATATTGCCCTTTGTAGCTTCTTGGATATTCCGTTGAGATTCACCTTTCTGTTCCTCCAAAATAAAAAGATTCCATGCATGATACAATGTCTCTTATACCATTGTAACTGAATGAAATCTTTTCGTTGTACCCATATTTATGAAAAAAGAAGCATCATGTCATATGATGCTTCTTCAGCAGTCAACCGGAATTGAACCGATGCCTTGTCTGTCAACCTGTTCTGCCAGCCTAAACTATCTTCTGCTAAGATAATCATACCACACTTTCTTTACTCTGTCTTCCATCTTCTTCTCTTTTGGAGATAGTCCTGTTGCCTTCTTAGGTCCATCATCTTCATTGTGATAATATCCATGATGTACATGAGGATCCATGCCAGCATGAACATGTCCAAAATTAATTTCTTTTACATGTTTATTTTTATTGTCAAAATACACAATTTTTATCAAATCATTTCCCCCGACAAGCGCATACACTCTTCCTCTTGTCATTGTCTCTTGAAGACTTTCTCCATGCCTTGAGTTTGATTCTACAAACTTTATATTTCCAGATACAAGGGGTTTTCCATTTGTGTCTATAATTGCATGAAATTGCGATCCATACTTATGGTGCTTATCACTTATTCCGCTAGAACTACCTCTACCGCCCACGTATTCTCCTTCTCTTCTTTTCAGCATCCAGCCTATTACTTTTTCTTTCCACTTCCATTCCACCATGCAAAGAAATTCTCTGTCCGTCTCTTTCTAGCTCTATCATAAGTGGTAGTAGTCCTACTTGGATCATAATACGAATCTGTGTTTCCTTTTTCAGGTAGTTTGGAATATTCATGCATCTTGTCCGCAATCTTATTTTTTGCTGTTAGCATATTTTTATATTCTCTTGCGAGTTTCTGATTTTTGTACAATGCATCTGCGCTTCCAAGTTTTGCAATCTGCCTTTTTAACTCATTAACACGGTCAGTATAATAATGACTAACACGTGTAGCTTCTTTCACTCCGTCAATCTTATTGATAAAGTCAAGCTGACCACTCTGTGCAGCTCTTTCAAGTTTACTGTCTTTCTTTACCGTTCCACCTCCTCGTAACGCATCACTTTTCTTTACTGCATTATAAAATATTTTTGCGCCCATTTTGGAGACTGGCTCGCCCCCAATGGAACTCACACTTCCTCTACCACCCATTTGTTCGCTATATTCCTTTCTTCTGTGCTAGTGACCTTTCATACCCTTTTTCGGTTTAGGACCTGCTTTATACCACTGTTCATTCAAAAACTTATCCGCCTTTTTTCTGTCTTCTTTTCTTTTGGACTCTCGTTCTTTCTGCTGACTAGCATTGTATGTTGTTACATCATACCCTTGTTTCTTTGCATTTTTAATCAGCTGGCTTGCCGACATATTAACAGCATCTCCTGTTTCCCTATATGTCTTCCCGTTTCTCACAACAAAATGTGATCTGCTTCCACCGCCCATATCAATGTCAAATGCAGCAACACCACCACCGATTCCACTACTTGATCCTCTACCGCCCATTTTTCTTCCTTTCCGTCAGTGATTCTCCAAACGATTTAATCTTTACTATGTTGCCCTGACACTCATCCGGTATCATTCCGTAAAAGATGATTGTTTCCGGCTGAAGCCTTGACATCATTTCATTGTATCCCTCAAGAAACAGTTTCTTTCTCTCTTTGCTGTTCATTACACCAACACTGGATACTGCAACAGCTCCACCAACCGGTTCACCATCAAAGCACCAGGAGAATGATTCCTTATCACTCCAACTGATTGTAGGTATCACATCAATCCCATTCATCTGCATGTACGCACCAATCCAGTGCTTTCTAAAGTGGTTATACACTTGTAATGCTTTAGGGAAATCTGTATACGTACTAAAGTCAGGACTCATTACACACTTAAAGTCTTGTAACATATTGATGTAGGTATCTGGCTGTGTCCATAATCTTGCGAACTGGTAATCATCAATAAAGAAATGGATTCCATGATCTGCTCTATCCTTACAGCTTTTCGCATAGTTGAATGATAGAAATTCGCATGGATTGTATGATGTAGGTTCTATCTGCGGTATTCCATACTCGCCAACTCCATCAAATATCATCTTCTGTTGGTTTTCATAATTTTTTGTACTTCTATACATAACAAAATCCTCACACAATCTATAGTCTATATGACTATTGTAACTGTGTGAGGATTTTGTGTTGTACCCATCTTATAAATTAATATCTTCTTGTTCCATGTTCCAATCTTTAAGTTCTATACATAACTTATACGGACCACCATCTTTGGTTTCCAATACCTCATTCATAATAAGTTGATATGTATACCTATTCCCATACAAGTCCTGAAATCTCAATTCTGCTTTTTTCTCCCCTACATAATGCTTCGCTGCAATGCTCTCATCTTCTACATTTATTCCAGACGCAATGTCAATAAATTCATAATCCCCCTCTTCTATCGCTTCACTTATAATCCAGCCACGTTTTTTTCCTACTATATTCATCTTAACTTTTAATGCCGGCCCTCGTCCAATATTTTTTATTTGCAACACATAATCGTTGTCTGAATAAACCTTTTCATATCCTAACAATATTAATTTGCATCCTTGTTTCGCTGCATCTTCACTATTTTCAAATTCTGTTTTGTGAACTTTTTTAATAACAAAATAGGGTTTTACTGCTTCGCGTCTGTTGAGTTCAACCTGATCTTTCAATTCTTGTTTCTGAATCTCATAATCTTTTCTATCTTTTTCTTGCTGTAATTGAAATGTCCATTTAACTCCAAGTACAGTTGCTACTGCTCCCATCCCACTGCCTATATAACTTCCAAAAAATCCCAACCAGCTTGCTTTATTTATTGCGCTCGGGAAACCATTTTCAGCTACAAGCCAAGATACAATCAATCCTACAATAAATATCAATCCTATTATGCATGGCATCAACCAATTTTTCTTTTTCATAATCGCTTACAATATAAGCATGATGTAACATTACGTAATGATACACCATGCTTTTCCTCCTTAGATTTATTATACTAATATAAAAGTAATTTGTAACTTTTTCAACTATTTACAATATACTTCTTCCAAGTAATGTCATTAATCTGTTGTACTCTTCAATCACCTTTCGTCTGTATCCTTGAAAGTCTTTCCGCTGCATAGGGATGTATTCTCTCTTGCAGATATTATCGTATCCAAGTCCTGTTGTCAGATTGATGAAGAGGAACTTTGCTATCTCCGGCTTTACGTTCTGGCAGCTTTGGAGAAGAAGTATCTGCTCATACCCAGTAGCTTTCCTACAGTAGTCGATAATCTTCTTCCCTTGCTCATGAGTGATGCCGTAATCACTCAGATATGTATCTCTCACGCTCAATGGTATTCACCTCCCACGCACGCTTTTATATCTACCCCAACCCTTGTCAGTCATTCGTTCGGATTTTCTTGTAAATACTCGCCTTGTGTCCTTATCAACTTCCTTGCCTGATATGCCGGACGGTTAAACTCTTCGCTTGCTTTCTGATCTACTGGCATCTTCTTTGCCTTAATATTCTCCTCACTATTGGATGTATCCAATCCTTCAATGATTCTGATCGCATCTTCCATCTATACATCACCCTCCGCTCTATGTAATGATCTGTCAGCACTAAACCCTTCCGGATACCTTGCTTTCATTATTCTCTTCCTTCCCATTCATCACATGAATCACTGTACTCTGTCCGGTCTTCAAAATATTCACTTCTGCCATTAACGCACTCCCAACCATCTGAAAGATTTTCAAATCCGTAGTATTTGCACGTTCCACAACATTTATCATCTAACATTCTTACCCTCCTATATCCCAAGCCCAAAGAAACGCAAACACAATCACAGCTATATGAAAGCATTCCCATAACCAACGCACAAGTTCAATGTATTCGTTCTTCCGGCGATTATTAATCAGATATATCCATATCGCACTATAACCGATTATCCCAACCACAATGCTTGCGATTCTCAAGCCTAGCTTAATCTGTTCCATGCACATTCTCCTCTTCTAGCAGTTCAGGATTGTCAAATATGTTGCCTACAACACGAGCATTGCACAAATATGCCCAGTATGCTAAATCGTGTCTGAGAAATTCTGAACCTTTCGTATTCCATTTAATTATAAATGCACCTTCTTCATACTTAATCACTCCATAATAGTATCCGCATTGCACAATATCGTTTTCCCAAAATTCCTCACTAAGTTCATTTGTTAATCCGGTATACTGGCAAATGGTATCTTCGTCAATCAGAAATTCACCCTCAAGGCTTTTATCGTAGATATAATTCTCGTCACTAAGATAGCCATGCACCCATGTTCTGTCGAGATGCTCATTACTATCCATTGCATGAATATGTTTCGCTCTGAAAAGTATTTCTCTATTCATAATTTTTAACTACCTCCAACTTTTACACCCAAAATTCCATGTGCAGATATTTTCCCGGATACTCTGTTTTCCAATAATGATGACCGTGATAATCAACTTCGCAATATCCAGTCCATTGTTCGCACCATTTTCTGCATCCATTGCTTCTTTGCTCATCACCAGTGTGATGATCTGTAATATCCGCACAGTTTGAACACATTCCATCCATATCAAGATTTTCTTTGCACCATGTTTCGATTTCTTCATTGAGTTTATTTCTCTGCTCGATCTTGTCTACTATTTCTTTTGGGATTTTACTCATAACTGTCAACCACCTCCAACTTTTTAAGATCCTCGATTAACCATATCTCTTCATTGCCTTCCCATTTGACCATTGGAAAGTCTACATCAAAACGGCGATTTAAACTAAACCAATTAGTAAGACCGTCTTTATATGTAAATAAAGTACCATCTTTATCTCTTACGATGTATTTGAATTCTTCTTTAAGATACTCCAAAAACGCTCTGTCTTTCTTACTGATTACTATCACTGGCTTTTCGATGTACTCTGACTCTGCCCACTCTCTTCTTGCCTTGTCACAGTCTTCCATCTCCAAAAACAAGCATGCTGCACATGGAGCGTCACAGCAATCCGCAACTTCATTCGTATTTTTATCAACCCTAAAATCGTGTCCTTTGCAAGCAATCTCCACAATCTCTTTTGTATACTTCTCTTTATTTGTCATAGTATTATCTCCACTCTCCCAAATGTCCAAAACATTCTTTTTTAAATTTTTCTAATACATCTATTAGGTTGTCTATTTCGTAAGAATCCTTAAATATTATCTCGATTATTTCAGGATTAGATGTGTCAATATCATTACAGTAGGGAAATGGGTTCATAAAACAATTAAATCTAGCATTTATACCTTTATGTGTTAATGATATTTGATTAACACTTTCTTTATTTCCAATAATCTTCATCTCTTCCACCTCGCTTAACAATTTCAATGGCTTTCGCCCAATTATACCAGGAACATTTATCAGAAAATGCATAAGCCGTTCCCTTTGATTCACTATATCTTCTAAGTGCTTTTGATTCTTCACGCTTTAATTCATTCAGAACTTTCTCCACATCAAATGCTGTCGGCTGTTCTTCTATTTCCATAAGCGTGGATACCGCAATATCTGCCACCGAAACCATTTCATCTTCGTCTGGTGCTTTCGGTTTTAACCATTTTTCGCATTTTCTCATCAGTAAATCAGCATCAATTAGTCTCATCTTCTCACTCCCATTCACTTTTCAACATATCTGCCTTGATTAATTCATATATCACATCCAATGCCGTTCTTTTATCCCTGTACCGACAGTTTGCATCCTTATGTATCCGTGGATCGTTTTTATCCCAATCATTTACGCCAAAATATAAATCACTGACAAACAGCATCTTGCATCCTCTTGCGATGCAGAGATAATAACATTCTGATTCTTTTGGAATACCTTTACATCTTTTGAATCCAAATTTCTTGAATTCACTAGCTTTCACTTTTGGTCTTAGCATCAATCTCACTCCAATCAAATTTACAACCACATTCGCCACAATAGTTGTTTCTGCTCTCTGCATCCGACATTACCTCTTTATCGCATAAAGGGCATACATAGTCGATATCTCCGTTCAGTACATCTAAGATAATCGGCTTTACTGAAATGTGCTTCTGACTTTGCAGTGCAATAGCAATTTTCGCAAGTTCGATAGCGTCAAGCCATTCTCCACATTTTTCTTTTTCCTCAAACTCCGCTAATTTCTCCATAGCTTCTGCCAGCTTGTTCTTGTCCTTAATCACTGCTTTACCGCAGTGATAGGTTGTTAATCTTTCCTTCATTCTCTCGCCTCTTCCAGCAAGCCATTCACTACCAATTCACACTCGATCTCGGTCGCTGTCCGCTTGTCACTGAATTTACAGTTTGGATTCTTGTGGATCCTTGCATCTTTGATCGGCCATTCAGATTCAGTAAAATGCTTACTGTCCACAAACATCACTCTGTGTCCGTTCTTCACGCAGAGATAGTAACTCTCTGCGCTTTTCGGAAGTCCTCGGCAAGGCTTGAATCCGAATCTTACAAACTCACTTGCCTTTACTACTGGTTTTAGTCTCATTTCTATTCCCTCTTTCTTCTTGCCATGACCATGTGCTTTCCGCTTTTCTGCAATTCACCATAAATCGAATCACATATTGCTGATATCCCAATGTTTCTCGAAAGACTCTCAAAATAAATTGTATCCGTCTTTTCCCATGTCCTTGTTGGTGCGTGGTAAAATCTTCCGTCTGCTGTCTCTACCATCGTCTGTTCCTCACATGCTGTAGGTGTGTAGAATTTCACACATATACCTCGTACACCTGATTCGTAACATCTGATTTTGTCACCAATATCAAACCTTCTCATTTTTTCTTCCTCTGTGATACTTCACTTTATTGTTTTTGATTGCATCCCATACAATCCTTTTAAATTCTTCACCTGTAATCGCTATTACTTTTCCATGTTCCAATCTTCTTTCTTCAACAAGATACACACTGCTGTCCACCTTTTCTAGATCAAGTATTGCAATATCTTCCGGATGCATAAACAAAATACGTTTATTTGACAGCTCTATTTTTAGCCTGGCTTCTTTAAGCTCTCTCATAAAGTCTTCAGACGTCATCTTCATCCTCCTTTACATAATCCGGGCATTCTACCGCATATTCGTAGCTGTCTATATCATCGCACTGAATATTGCATTGGTCTTTTATCTGACATTCCAAACAACACGCATTCTGTCCATACAAGCAATAATTCTTGCATCCCATTTACTGTTCCTCTCCATATTTGAATTCGCACTTAATCTGTCTAGCTGAAACAATCATATTCACGAAATCAGCTGCATGGTTAATTTCAATATTTACCGGAATTCCAAAATCATCAATCATCTTAATTTCATAATGCTTGTCCACTAACTCCAAAACATCAGTGAAATCATTGTCCACGTCTGGAAGTCCATCGAGAATATCTCTGATTTCATCTTCGATGTTTGACAGAAATGAAATCATCGGAACATTGACTGTTCTCTTCGGAATTACAAGCCTTCTGTTTGCCTCTCCGCAAGTCAGAAGCAACTCGTATTCACACTCATAATAACCTTCGGTCAGATAACCACCCTCCGGAAATTCATCGATTACTGTCGGTCTGTTCTTGCTACTTTCCTGGATGTCATACGGCACATAGTAGTAAATTACATGCTTTTCTTTGAAAGTCTCCATATCGAAGACGGTATGCTCTTTTTCCAACAATGTGACGTTCTCTCGGAATCTGTCAAATTCCGCTGTATTGCCATTTTTATTGTCTACCTTAAAGAATGATTCGAATTCTCCGGTATCAACATTCTTTCTGCCGATTATACTCGCATAAATGTCCGGAATTGCTGTTCCTCTGCATTTAAGTTCAATTTTGTTTTTAAGAATCAACCCTTTTGCTTCTAAATCTTCTCTTGCTATTGCTGTTAATTTCATAATTCGTTCCTTTCTCCTTAAAAATGCGTAAAAAAATACCAACCACCGAATATTGATGGTTGGTAAATTCTAAATAATTTCTGCTTTGTGTAGAAAAGAATTGGAATTTTTTATATAGCATTCCTTTCTGGCTTTGAAAGAAATTTTACCTACTTTCTGATAAGATGTGCAACTTATATTTACAGTCAATTTCGTTTTTACGTTTTCACATATAGCATCTATATCAAAGCCTATACATAATTGTTCTGCTGTTTTTAATATATTCTCAGCTTTCTCATCTTGCAAATCAAAATTTATTATTAAGTGTTCTTTATCTTCATATTGAAAATTAACATTTTTTTCTTTTTCGTATTCTTTATAAAATTGTTTTTCTTTTTCTCTCGGATGCTCAATATCATATATGGACAAATGTTTTATTTTCAATTTTGAAATCATAACATTTGATAACAATTTTAATTCCATTTCAATAAAAATGTCATCAACTTCTCGTGTACCAGGATTTAGAAAATCAATCTTTACTTTTTGTTCATTATTTACAACAAACATGGCTTTATTGTTTGAAATTTGTGTTCTATCATTTTGTCGTTTATTTGACAGATACACTGTCATACTCAACATGAATGTCACACAAAATGTTAATACAGTTCCTATATACGCCAACATATTTCCTGCTGGAATAGTTACTTGAGACCACCATGACTCTGTAGGAATTATATAAACAAAATGAATAATCGCAGTAGGCACTACTATCAATCCCAAAAACACGCATATAAAAAATATTATCGGATGTTCATTAAAAAATCGTATTATCTTTTCTAACATAATTTCTGCATCTCCTGTAAATGATACAGAAATTATACCATTCCAACCATCAATATTCAATTGTCAAGGTGCTGTTAGCTGCTATTTTTAGCTGCTACCCTATTTCTCTTTGTACTTTTCCAAAATCTTCATCATTGCTTTCATGTGTCTAGCTACTTCCGGCAGATCTTCATCACTGATTTTCCCAATGCGATCTTTTCTTTTCGATTCAGTTAACTCAAATATTCCGTCCTGAATATATCTAAATGTCTTAGCAAGAAAAGTTTCTCTCGCAGCTTCACTATCACACTCATAAAATACTTCTCTTTTGTCATGTTCTCCAAACATATCCGTAAAGAATTTGGTTCGCTTTGGAGTGATTCTTGTGATTTGTGCCGGAGTAATTAACTGATGCCGGAATGATGAACCCCATCCGTAACTCACTTCTCTTGCAATCCCGACCCAATCTCCAACTTTCAATGTGTCTTTGTCTATCTCTTTTAATTCGATTTTCATTTTGTTGTCACCTCCACGAAATCACTTAAACTCATTTGCGCTGTATGTTCTTCCAACCTTTTCTTGGAAAGTTCATAATAGTGCTTATCCAATTCAAATCCAACATACTGCAGTCCTGCATCATGCGCTGCTATCAGACTGCTTGCGCTCCCAACGTGCGTGTCCAGTAATTTCATTCCTCTTTCTGTGTATCTGTCAAACAACCATCTGTACAACATCACTGGCTTTTGAGTAGGGTGCATCCGCTTTTCATTCTTTTTCTTGTTTCCTTGCTGGATATGCCCCTCCTGTATGCTCTTTCCTTGGAACATTCCGTTCCACATATACCGAAATAGCCTCACGCTGTCATGGAAACTGCAGAATGCGATTTCGCAATCTGAAAAATCCGTATTGCCATTGCATTTATCCCATACAATCCTACCCGGAGGGAAATGATAGTCAAAATAGTTACATCCCCAAACGATCTGATTCTTAGAGACTCTAAACAATTCATCAAAATACGATTTATCTGGAATTGTCCATTCTGCAGATTTCTGATATACTCTTTGAACTCCAATCGGGCTTATGCGTCTCCCGTAAAATCCTCTTTTCTCCGGTCCGCTAAAATATGGCGGGTCTACAACGGCGATGTCAAAATATTTATCTGGAAATTCTTTCATGCCATCCATACAATCCGTGTTGTAATATCCGAAATCTAACATTCCGCACCTCCAATAAAATCTTCTATACTCATCTGCACTTCATCTTCAACCGCAAGCATTTCATTCTTTGCCCGGTTGTAAAAATTCCGATCAATCTCAAAACCAAATGCACTTCTACCTAGATTTCTCGCTGCTCGCAACGTACTTCCAGAACCGCAGCATGGGTCAATAACTACATCTCCAGGATCAGTAAATGTCTGAATCAATTGTTCCAACAACCTTACTGGCTTCTGAGCCGGATGAATTTTCGGAATATCTTTTCCATCCTTTTCCCACTTGAACCAGTTAAATACCATATGTCCTGTACCTCGAATCGTTTTTCCATTTTCATCAAACTGTGCGCCATTTCTAAATTTTGGAAGTTTGTCTCGGTATAATACCAATGCGTATTCCGTAGCACCTACAACACGCATATTCGCTTTCAATACCTGTGGACTGTAATTTTTCACAAATACAAGCGGTATGTAATTCACAAAGCCATGTTTCTTAGCTGCGTTGATCAGTGTGCTTAACTGTTCAAAACTGCAAAATACAATCATGCACGGAGCATCAGAACTTCGGCCACGCTTGCCGGCTTTCTTAGGTTCTTTCTTCAACATCTTTGAGCAAAAATGGAAATACTCATACAAATTGAAATTGAAATCTGAATTAAACGCTGCTTTCTTTGCAAGTTTACTTTCACCGTTTTTGTTATCTCCACCTACGTACCACATTGGATTGCTTCCGTAAAAGTTACTTCCGACATTGTATGGCACATCCGCTATAATTAGCTGCGCTGGCGGTATTGCATATTTCTTGTAATTCTGCATCGAATCTCTATAAATATCACATTTAAGTTTTTTCCTTTGTTTCATCTTCTCGAAAGGAGCCGATATATCTTTGCCCGGCCGGAGCTCCGTACTCCTTTCTGTAAATTACATATTGTTTCTAAGAATTACGTCTATATATCCAGTTTGCAGTTCATATGCCGGCATTACATCTTTTACCCATATAATCGCACCCTTTGGATGTTCGTACTTCCATTCTTCTTCCGTCAGTTTCACATTTCTCAGTACCCACGCATGAGGTCTTTTATACCTTTTCTTCAACTCTGAATAAGATATGTCAACACAGTGTTTTTCTCTTTCCTCAGACCAATCAGAGCAGGATATTGGATATGTAGAGTCTATAATGCACGTGCCTTTTACAAGATTTGTCCCACTTTCCAGTAAATAGATCGGCTGTCCTATTTTCTTGGTATTACTACCTCTTATTTCAATAGTTTTCTTCCCACTAAGGATAAGATTTAACCATCTCTTTTTTACAATTAGTCCATCCATCATTTCACCTCATTTGCCACCTGAAATCCCATTCTTGCTACATTCTTCAAGTTATCCTTAATCAGTGCTTTGTTTGGACTTCTGTGTGTATCAAGGAACTCCCACAGCTCTTGTCTTTCAGTTTGTTCATTTGCAATGTAATCAGCCATGTAATCATACTCAGCTTTTGCGACTTTCAAACACTGAATCATGTAATCTATCTTTTCTCCAACATTCATGCCTACTCCTTTACCTCATATCTACATTCCGCAATAGCAAAGAATTTTCCATCATGCTCTTCGCAATATCTTTTCAGCACTTCCTCGCAAGAATCATGATTGTCAATTTCCTCTTCGTGAACAACCGTTCTTTTTTCGTCTATTACAAGGCAACAGGTTTTCTTCACAACTTCAATTTCTTTCTTTTCATGGTCTTTCTTGTACTGTTTGAGGACTTCGATATATCGTTCAGGATGTTTTACCGCTAATTCATTACAGGTAATACCCGTGCCATTGTTATAGGCACTCAGCTTGCAATGACTGCAACTCCTTCCCTCACACATTTCGCCCCTAAGTCTAATTGCCTCTTCTGCTGTCAGTTCTTCCTCTACTGGCTCAAGCATTTCGTCTGTCCAATTATAATTATCCTCTTTGATGTAATAGTATCTATCGTCTACGACATTGGATATTGTCACGATTTTTCCCATCTGTTTTTTCATCGCATCAGTGAACCGTTGGCAACCATAACCCATTCGTTCTTTTAAGTCACTTCTAACTCTTACCTTGTCTCCTGCTTTGTATTTCATTTCGGGCCTCTCTTTCTCAGTTTTTCTGACAGATTCTTTCTCTTCTGTTTCTTCTCTTTCCATCGTCTCAGGTACTCAATCTGCGCCTGATCCTCTTTCTCTTGTCTGTTCATGGTCTTTATCCCTTGTACAGATTCGGAATCGGCATCCATGCTGCCACTCTGTACAGTGAGCATCCACCGTGTCCGTTTGAGTATCTATCCCACTCAAGGTATCCGTACTGTCTATCAAGCCAGTGCTTTTCTGTGTCCTCGTCAAACACTTGGATGTAACATCCTACACTGTACTCTCTGTATCCGTTACCGTTCGTTGACTCAAGTGTGAGTAGTACATCTCTTTCATCTTCCGGAAGTCTTTCTGTCACTGGTATCCATCCACGCTTGCTGTCAGCATTGTCAATCTTGCACATCTTCTCGACATACTTTCTGACGGTCTCCGTTGTGAGTAGGATCCCTTCGTCCTTTCTGTCCGGATTCAGTTCATCTGCCATCGTGTTCTTCAATTCTTCCTCTGATTCGTTCAGCCAGGAAAGAAATTCTTCTGCATCAATCGTCTTAGCCATATCTTCTCCCTTCACAATTCGCTACGTATTTGCCATAGCTCATTCCATGTTTTCTTGCTTCCGCTGCAACTCTTGCTAGCTCGTTTTGAAACTTCGGTTTCATTGCGCCTTTTACTTTCTTCGGTTTGGCTTGCTTTCGTTTCATTGCCAGTTCCTTTTTCTGTTCAGGACTCAAGGCTCTGTATCTCGCCTTTCCTCTCTCACAACACTGTCTTCGGCTTCTTTCTTCTCCGCAAGCCTTGCTACAGCACTTCTTCCGGTTGCCGACTATCTCAAATTCTTTTCCACAGACTGTGCATACCGCCCAGCCTTTATTTGCTTCTGCCATTCTTAATCACCTTCCTAGCAACTTACTTTCCAGATCATCCATGTCGTAATGTCTTCTCTCAAAGTTGTTATTGTTCTTCGTTGCTGGTTTCTTATCGTGCCGTTCATCATACTTTCCTTCAAGCACCTTCACAAAATTATTCGGATTGATGAACCAATTGAAGTTCAGTGAGAATCTCGCATCTGTCTTTCCCTGAAGGAAGTCACTCTGTTTGACCTTATCAACAGCTTGTATCACTTTTTCTTCTCCGAATTGCTCAAGTAAGGCAATCAGTGAAATACATCTCTTAGAACCCGGGTTGATGCGGTAAATCATTGTGATTCCGTAAGGCTCTAGCTGATTCCATGCATCGATGATGGATTGAATGCTATGCTGCTTTATAGATACGTTAGTATCTATATATTCTTTCTTTCTTCCTTTCTTCCCTTCTTCTATTGTTGTCACTTGCTTGTCACTTGCTTGTCGGTTGCTTGTCACTTGCTTGTCACTTTGCGTGTCACTCGATTGATACGAACAGTAATTATTTACCGTAAATACGCTGAATTTGTTATATTTTTTGCTTGTCACTTCGCCTGTCGATTCTAGGTGCTTTATTGCTGTTCTTATCTCTCTAACTGAAAGGTTAGTTTCTTCAGATAATTTGGCTAAAGAAGATACGAATGACCCCCTTTTTATCTCAATTCCTAAGAAAAATCCGTCCTTCCAGTTCGCTTTTAAAAGCATGTGTATGAACAATCTGGAAGTGTTTTTGTCTTTGTACCACCCCCACTCGAGAAGTGACCGATTAATCTTTATGTAATCGCCTTTCATATAATTTCATCCAATCTTCCATTGTCATTGTGACCAGCCAATCCTTGTGATTCTTCCGATGCATTACCGTAGGCATTTCGCCCTCTCTCGCATCGTTTATGGACTGTTCCACAGCTTCATAGATGTTAAGCTTCTCTACCCTCTTGCACTCAATATGGATGCCAGGAAGACCAACTACATCTGCATCTCCATTGGATCCGCAGAACTGCTGTCCTCTTCGGCAATCATATCCATGTGTTTTAAGCAGATTTGCTAATTCTCTTTCTCCTTCTTTCCCTTTTCGGTTCGAGTTCATCTGTGTCTACCTCCATGTTGCAGTTCTTGGCTGTTCGCCTTGCTGTTTTTAATGCCCAGCCGATACTTTTCAGCCGGCTTTCTTCTTGTCTGATGTACTTCATCAGCATCATTCTTTCTTCTAAGATGTTCATGTCTGGTATGAAGTACCCTCTTCCATCTTGCATGTTGAGAATTGGTATATCTCGTCTTGCATAATGGATCATGTCTCTAATTGTTCTATCATCTATTCCGGTCAGATCAGACAGCTCAGCTCTTGTGATGCCATTGTCATGACCTACACGGATGTAATCTAGTATGTTAATAGTTTCCATCGGTCTCCTTTCTCTCCCCGGACAAAGCCGAGGAGATGAATCATCATGGCTCTGATTAAGGATTGTGACATACTGTTTCAGTCAGCCATTAGGAGTTTATATATCAACCTTATCCGCTAGGTTAATACCGGTTATAGCCAAGACTTTCCGAACACCTCTCTGAACTCTTCTCTGCTGCCTATATGCTCTTCAAAATATCTCTGAGCCATCTGCTTGAGTTCCAAGTCCAGTCCGTGGTTCGGATTGTCATGTACGCTCCCCTTTTGGAATTCATGGAGATACGGTGCAAGGGGAATCACAAATCCGTATCTCTCAGATATCTTTCTTCTACTACCGCAAAAGATATGGTGTATGTGTGGATAAGGATATCCAGTGAAGTAACAGTGGTCCATATCATCAGTGAACACACTTTTCAATCGTTTAGCCAATGTCCACACCATACTTTTCTTTCAGAATTCTCTTTTCATCTGGTGTAGCAATCTCTCTTTCAGATATTCCAGCTTCTTTGCAACTTGTAATCATTCCGTCAATTAATCTTGCCATCTCCGCGCTATCATAAGTATGAGATCCTCTCAGAAGCTTATAGGTCCGATATGTAATCCCATCATTTCCTTCTCTTATCTGGGAAGTTGGTTGTAAGTGATAATCCGTGGCATTCCTGACTTTTCTTTCAGCTTCTTCCGTATCTGGGATTGTCATATATACCGCTTTTCCTTCGAATATCTCTGGCTGACCATACCGGCACAACATTAGATTATGTGCTTCTGGATTTGACAGGCTTATTGCTTTTGCAAACTTACCGAGCAGCACCCAGTAGTAGGCATTCGCATCCAGACTCCTTTTCCTTCTGTATCGCTTGATTTCAAGGCTTAACTTCTCACAGTCTTTCAATTCCTCATATGCCTGTGTAAAGTCTTCCTGTGGCTCAAATAGAATGGTCAGCCGCCGTGTAGCAAAGTCAATAATTGGCTCTTTTAACTTTCCGGTGAACTTCATTTATACACTACAACTCTCCTTCAACTCTTTTACGTGATCAAAAGCATTCTTATACTGGCTAATCGTCAGCGCTTCTATTTTCTGCACTTTATACAATACAAGTACTTTACTTTCATCAATTCCATTTTCAGTAAACAAACTCCGAAGAGAATTAATATGATTTTGATTAATCTTTATATTGCTGCTTGTACTCTTCCCATCTTTCTGATCAGACTTGTCCTGATTCTTCTGCTTTTCATATTCATCAGAATCAGGATCTTTCACATCATCCAAAAGAAACAAACCATTCAATGCGTATTTTCTTGCATAGCTGGATACTGATCCAGTAATCTGCGCTTCATCCATTCCTTTCTTTTCCTCTGATTCTCTCGCATAAGCAGTTACAGAAATCTCCTCATCTGATTCGCAATCAACCAAAGTTGCTGTGGCTTTTATATACACCTTCCCAACAACTTCCACAATTTCGTCTTTCAGCGTCAGAAAGACCTTTAAATCCTTTTCATATTTCTTGAATTCAGCAAGAATCGTCTCCGCATTTCGATAATAGAATTTACCAAATTTGTTATATTGATCTTTTGGGACTTTCATATCCTGCTGCAGTTTGGATAACTTTTCTCCAATCTTCATCAAACATCCTTCCTTTCAAAGTAAACACCAAAGCTTGTCATTGCCTGTTCAATATCTTTAAGTTCCTCTTCTGTAGCAACAACGGTGTAAATTACCTTCTTAGACTCTTCGCTGCTCAAGAATCTTGCCTGTTCCTCATCTACTTCTTTCAGCTTTTCAACAGTCTCTTTCTCCGCTTTTCTCTTGATTTCCTCTTCTTCGAAAATTCTTCTACGTTCTTCAAGACGGATGCGTTCTCTTTCAGCTTCCAATTCTCTTTCTCTTCTGGCAGCTTCTTCTGCTTCTTTTCTCTTAAGGATCTCTGCTTTCTGAATTTCGTAATCACTAAGGTACTTAATTGCTGATGCCAGATTGTTGTTTTCCATATAGAAGTTGAGAGCAGTTTCTTCTTTTTCTGATCTCATGGCTTTGATAGCATTGATATCAGCATTTGTAGTTGCAACTCTGCTAGTAAGTTCTTCTCTAATGTCTTTCATTTTCGTACCGGCATTCGTCCACTTACTTCCGTAGATTCTTTCCAGTGGAATGTAATCTTGCAATTCTTCCGGAACAATCTCTTCATAAGCAATCTGGATCTCTTCTCTACGCTCTTTAATGCGCTTTTCCTCAAACTCTTTAACCTTGCTGTCAATTAACGTGATCGGCTCATCGATCAGTTCGATAAGTTCCTTCACCTTAGCTTCGAACTCATCATAAGGCTTCATGTACTCCTTCTTTACTTCGATTCTTCTCTCGTTCACAGCTGCCTTTTTCTTTCTCAGCTCTGCGAGGTCTTTCTTCGCATCCTTCTTTGTCTCTTCTGTGAATTCTTTCTTTTTGTATTTCTCAAGTTCCATTGAAACCTGGTCTTTAAATTCCTCAAAGTTGGCTGTAATTTCGCCAATACTCTGTACTACATCAAATTTCAGTTCCTGCATTTTTTCTTTCCTCCGCATTGTAATTGTCTGCAAGTCTCTTATGCATCTTATGTTGTGTGATTCCCAATTCATCAAAGGACAGTTCCTCATGCTCCCAAACTGAAGGCTCTTCGTGCTTGACCGGAAGTCCGATAATTGCTTTCACTGTGTCCAGTTTGATATATCCGTTTTCTTCATTGCTGATGTAAGCTTTGAGCGTTTCCATTCGTGCATCTGTTTTGCACAGCTCTTCAAATTTTGAAACGCTTACTTCAAGTGTTTTTTCTAACAACATCGCTTTCTCCTTTCACAGTGACAGTTCTTGTACTAATTGCAGAACAAGTGTGCTAAGTCCGAGAATTTTTTCATCAACATCTCTTTCTCCTCTTATGTACTTTTCTACGTTTGCAAAGATGTATGCTGCTACTCCCATAATCAGATCTTCGTCTTCAACGTCATTCATGTAACAAAACTCTGCTGCAAATATTGGAATGATTGCGTTCAGCTTATCCAAAGTTATGGTAAAATTATCTTTTTTCATTGCTTTCTCCTTTTTAAATTGTTATTATTAAGTTGGTTTTTTACCCGAGTGCCTGAAGGTTGCCGCCTTTGCTGGGCACTCTTTTTTAATATCCGAAGATAACCCATGTTGCGATTCCTAAGACAACTACCAATCCCATCGCAACTACTGTCATAACAGCAGACTTTTTTTCTTCTCTGTCATCATGCTCAATTCTTCTTGGCTGTCTCTTGATATCAACTATCTGGATTGCTCTTCTTTGGATGTCGATCATGTCGATCTGATTCATTTTTCTCACCTTCTTTCTGAAATGATGCACACGGAATACATCTGCTTCTTTCCATGCATCTGTTTCTCTTTTTGCAGTAACTACAATCTCTCATATCACTTCCCTACCGATCTTCGCCTTTTCCTCATCAGTGATTTTGAGTACCCTTAGGATTTCTCGTAATTCACTGATTCGGATATTATCCGGCTGACTTAATCTCTGGTACAGAGTGCTCGGTGGGATACCAGTCAGTTTTGAAAGCTTCTGAGTATCAATAGCTGTCATAGTCTTTCCTGACTCAATGATTGCAAGAAGTATTCTGTTCTGCCTTTCTCTTTCAGATGTCTTTAACTTCGGCATCCAATCACTTCCTTTTTGATTTCTTCTCTGTAATCAGCTCATCAACTGTACATCCAAGTATGTCAGCAACTTTCTTAATGTTTTTTACTGTAGGACTTACGCTTTTTCCCCATTTACAGACGCTTCCCTTTGACAACTCAGCTTGTTCCTCAAGTTTGTTTATTGAGATTTCACGCTTTTTAGCTCGTTCAAAAATGTTGTCGTAAATCACGTTTTCACCTCCGCTTTTTTAGTACGTAGGTTCTGAAAAAATCACTAAAAATATTGACTAATCTCTGAAAATATCCTATAATTTGAATTACCACAAACAAATTAAATAAAGCACTTTCGACACTCTGTTTATTTTTGCGTTTTTTTCAGAACCCATAATTGTATTATACGCGATATATTCAGAAAGTCAAGTGGTTTTTTGCGATTTTTTCAGAAAGGATGAAAACCATGAAAGAACGTATCAAAAGCTTATGTAAAGAGCATGGAATTTCTATGAATAAACTAGAAGAAACACTTGGATTCGGAAAGGGATACATAAGTAAATTGGGAAACACTACACCGAATACTGCTAAAATCAAGTTGATTGCTGATTATTTTAATGTATCTGTTGATTACCTTATGACAGGTGAGGAGAACGAATCAGAAAAATACTATCTGAATGAGGAAACTGCTAAAGTTGCTCAAGAAATTTTTGAAAACAAGGAACTTAGAACACTATTCGATGTTCAGAAAGACATGGATCCAGACGATTTAAGAGCATTACACAACATGGCTCTCGCACTGAAACGAAAGGAACGTGGTGACTTTGACACCGGATGTTAACATCATCCTTATGGACTTCCCGAAAGGGAAAGGACATGAAATGGTAGTGCCGAATGAAGATGGCAGTTATACCATATTTATCAATGCAGCACTCAACTATGAGTCACAGCAAGCAGCACTTAAACATGCTATGAGTCACATTGAAAACGATGATTTCTATAAAGAAGATGTGCAAGAGATAGAATATCTGGCTCATACTACTACGAAAGCACCTGATCCGGTTATATCAGCATACAGTAAATGTATGGAGCAGAACCGTACTAGACGAAAAAGAAGACGTAGAAGAAGAACCAGAGATACACAGCGCATTGATTTTATTCGTGAGCATTGTGACACATTCCGACTTGCCGAATATAACTACTTATATGGCAAGGATTTATAA